ATTGGCTTTAATGTCAAATTGGTAAAGCCAACATCAAGCGTAGTGTTGCACAATACTTCTTGCATTTCCCACCCGTGACCATTCATGTGACCGCCACGTGTGAAAGGCTTCATCTGCAACAACCTTGACGGTTCGCTAAGATACCAATTTATGTTCTTAATTCTTATCATGTCCTTTTCTATATATTACTTAATATGTTTAATACCTCGCTTGCGTTCCGTATCTTTCTTACACGGTGTATTCTTGTGTCAACAATATCTTGTCCGTTCACGTTAAGCAAAGCAAGCATATCATCCGCTTGCACACGCTTACGCATTATTCCTGCGTCCTCTTTCAACATTCGGTAGCAATCATAGATAAATCCACCACACACCAAAATTACGTTATCCATAAGGTCTGGTGACATACCTTTCAAGAGTTGTTTCATCTTTTCCTTAGACATCATTTCAAGGCGACCATTCGGTGTCTTTATGAATTGGAATATCTTGCTTTCAAACAACATGTGCCGCAATATCGTTGTGCCACCTTGCCGTTTCATATTCTTGTGGTTATAGTGCATGTCTGAAAGGCATGAATCATAGTGTATCAAGCCAGACTGCATCATTTCCATTGCAACGTGACCTGCTTCGTCTTTCATCGTCTTAAATTGAGTCTTACCACGATTAGACGGAGTGCTTGCTCCGCTGAATTGCATAGCCCTTGGAAAGCAGTCACGCAAGAAACCGAAACCTTGCACGTCCAATACCATTTCCTTTTCTTGTAACTTGTGCTTGTCGCGAAATTGGATAGCCATAATAACAGCCTCACGGTTATTATTGTGCATCGAATATTTGATGTCACGGCAGACAAAACCATAGCCAGACCAAAGTTCCCAATACTTAAATACCAAGTTGTCAAATCCAGTGGTAGCCATATCCATTGTCATAAATCGTTTCAACAGTTGGCTACCTTGCGGAATTTCGTTAGGACGGAACATACGTTCAATGTCTATACGTGAAAGTTCGACGTTGGATAAATCTTCTTCCTCTTTTTCGTCCTCGATTGAATAGTTCCAATTCACTTGATATGCAGATGCGGCAGTTGCGGCATTGGCGGCTAATCCACGATAGCCCTTGTTCTTGGCCAACATTTTCTTGTTATCGCGCACATCAAATGTAAAGAATGTCATAGAAAGTATAAAATCCTCGTATGACATGTCTGGGTCAACGGCTAAAAGTGAATCTATATGGTCTTTGCACTTTTCATAAACCTCTTTCTTCGTTCGCCCCCACACGGCTTTTTCGTAGTCACCGTTAGGCATGCAAAAGAACATAACAACACCGTCCATTGACTTGTCAACAGTTCCGTCATCGTTTATCCAGCCACCACCATGTTCGCCCTTTCCGCACATCTTACGCATAAAACACTCGCGTTCTGGGTTTTGTGCCAAGAATATTTGTGCCTTGCCGTTTGAATCACTACGCAAACGAGGAAAGAACGATGATATGGTACGCCAAAGGAATTTGTTGCATTCGTCAAAGATGAGTTTCTTTGCTTGCAAACCTTTCGCAATCTTATCAATGACAATAGGGTTTTCGTTGTCGAGTTGCTGGAACTTCATTTCCGAACCATTATACAATTTCAATCCCATGTCCGTTTGGTTACGTATGATTTCACCTATTGGGTCATGTGGTTGCCGCTTAATGGTACGGTCAATCAAAGGGTACATCTTTTTTAGCGTATCGTTTACCTTTCCTGCTCCCCAAAAGTCGCTAACATTACGCATAAAGCAAACGATTTTCGCATTGTCATTCATGGCTAAGTATTCAATAGGTGCATAATACAAAGCAACGGACTTACCGCCACCAGTACCACCCGTAAAGCATACAATATCGGCATTTGAACGGATAGCAAACTTTTGGTTACCATCCTCCAATGGTGCTAATACTATATCATTACGCTTTCGTGCCATGTGACCATAATTTATAATTTGTACAAATAAGAAATTTCTTTTTGCAAAGGTACACAATGAAAATAGGTCTAAAATTACAATACCGATTAAATATTGATTAAAACAACGTGTTTTAATTTCTTTTTCATCGCTTTTGTATTTTTCAACTTTTACTTTGTTTGTACTTTTGCATCAAACAAGAAGAAATTTGTTTTATTACAACAACAATTTAAAATAGTAGAAAACTATGACAAAAGAAGAGGCTTTACAGAAAGTAAACGACTATTGTAACGAGAAAAGTTACACAAATGCGACACTCACCGATGGTTTTAAGGACAAGTTTGCGGAACATCTTGCAAAGCGTTATCCAGACGCTGCAGCCGATGACGAAACCGCAATTGGTGATATGAAATTTGCGCTTAATTCCGCTTTTAGTGGTGCAAGCCTTATCATCACTGAAAAGACTAATGCCTTTACGTCGAAAGAAAACGACTACAAGAACCAAATCGCCGAGTTGAACAAAAAGATTGAGGGCAAAGTCACACCCACGCCTACGAACGAAATTCCGAAAGAGGTTCAAGACCAACTTGACGAATTGAAACAATTCAAGGTTGCCGAGAACAAGCGTACCAAGTATGCAGCAATCATGGAAATCGCAAAGAAAGGTGTCCGAGAGGATTTGATGACAAGTTTTACGACTTTCGTTAAGGACTTTGACGTTGACCTCGAAAAGGATGAAAAGGAACAAGCCGACAAGTGGGTAGAAAAGTTCCAAGACGTTATGAAACCGTCTATTGGCAATATCAAGCCGCTTGCGCCACAAGTTACGCAGAAACGTGATGAGGAGTTCTTTAAATCCCTTAAAAAGATTAAGGTACAATAAAAAACAATTAACAAATTAAAAACGAAAAAGATATGATTACAAATCTTGCTTACTTTTTTGAAACCGCTAAGAAAGTACGTGGCGGCAAGTGGGTTTGGGTCAAGGATAGCAACGGCGAAGACCGTAGGAATATCCTTCTTGGCGGTACTATCGCTAACCCGAACAAAGGATTTGGTTATCTTTGGGCTGCACAACTGATGCAGTACACTCCAGGCCAGCCTATCCTCATTTTCCGTTCGTTTGCGGTTTCTAAGGCTTCCGCAGCCAGCGCAACTACTATTTACATCAAGGGTGACGGATATTCGGACGCTCCCGAGGTTGGTCAAGTGATTATGATTGCCCCAGACGATGCAACTACTACTGGTCAATCGGCAAAGATTACCGACGTGGCTTATAACGAAACCAACGAGGAATTTACCGTAACCATCGACACCGCAATTGGCGCACTCACTACCGATTCGATTATCGTTGAGGCAACGGGTAATGCCGCAAGTGCCAGCGCAACGGTTCTTTGCCCGAAGCCCAACATCTTTAACGAAGCCGACCGTGAAATGCTGCCCACCGAGGGCTATGGTTTCCAAAACGCCAATTATAGCGTTTCGGGTGTGTACGACAAGCAAGCGTGGATTGCAAAGATGCAACCGCTGCCTAAGTATGTACTTGCCATGAACCGTTCTTATATTGACGGCATTTTTTGGATTTAAACCACACGTAGCCTAATTTAATAACGTAATAAAAGAAAGGAAATAAGATATGGCAAACGCATTGAAATTCCACTTTACACCCGACGAGGCAATTGAAAAATTGTATCAGAAGGGTTTTATGGACGGGGCTAACGCAGGCTTCCTCCAAACACTTATCGACAACTCAATCGAAATCGACGAGAACGCTTTCTTTTGGCAAGAGCACTTCCGTGTCGAGGGTAACGAGTACGACATCGACAAGTCAAACCTCAAAAAGAACCCAGCTTGGACGGTTCGCCAACGTGTCGCCCGCACCGTGCCTATGGCCGATGCAATGGCTCCACTGACGGAAACCATGCAACTTGATGCTGAGGGCTTCGAGGAAAAGACTGGCTCAATTTACCAATATGGTAAGGGTCTTTTTGAAACCTCGATGTCTAAGGAAGAGTTGAAAGCTCGTCTTCAAGAACTTGGCCCCGACCAAAGCCTTGTCGAGGGATTTGTTCGTGGTGTCGCCGACCTTGTAAAGACACACAATCTCCGTGTTTCCAACATGGCAGCTATGACGCTTTCGCGTGGCGGTCAATACGGCAACACTATCGCTATCACCAACGTTGCAGGTGGTACGGCTACCACACAAGGCTTTAGTGGTGTTGTTGCCGACCAATCGGCTTATATCCCCATCACCAACTACAAGAAGGCTGGTGCAAAGGTATGGACGGACACAACCGCCAACATTCCCGAGCAGATGCACAAAATCGAATACGATTTCAAGCAAGCCAACCAACTGCCCGACAGCATGTCATTCGAGTGGGATATTCCTTGGGATATGCTTGTTACTGTTCTCATCAAGAACCCTGCATTTATCAAGGAAGTAAACCGCTATCTTGCCCTTGGTGCTCCAGACAAGGTGATTATCGTCAACAACGGCACAAGCACGACCAATGTTGATTCTATCACAGTTGACCAACTTATCGCTTATAGCCGTTGGGAACTTTCCAAGATTGCGCCTATCCGCATTGTGCGCGAGCAGCAAACCGTTCAAGGTATCACCACGTACACCACCGTAAAGGGTTGGAAACAAGGTGTTGCTGTTCTACGTCCTCTTGGTTACGCAGGTGTACTTGTACACGCAAAGGTAGCCGACGTAGAGTTGATGCGTAGTGGTGAGGTGAACAAGGGAATTGATTTCTCTTTGGCAAAGGTACAAGGTTTCTTGAACGTCATCAACAAGGTTACTCCGAACGGTATGCTCAAGTCTTACCACACTGATGTTATCGGACGTTACGCTACAGTGCTTGATGAAAGCATGTACCACGTTGTTGTTGACACCACAACCGCCGACAGCTAAACACTATGCGAATGGCACACTATGGTTTAATTAGTTAAGAAAGGAAAAAGAAAGATGACCGTACTTGAATGGCTTGAATCATCAACAATGTATTCATCGTTTACAACGAAGAATTTCATTAAGATAGCCCTTGACCGAGGTATTGACCCGTCTGCAGACGCTTACGACAATATCACAGTCACGCAAAAGGAACGCGACCTTTTGACCGCAGACCTTATATTCATGGCAGTATTGCTCAGACCATCCAATACTGCATCTTTGCAACAATCCCACAATGGTTATCAAAAGACCGTAGGACAGGAGCAAGATTTCTATCAAGACGAAAAAATCAAGTATGCCATTCGCATATACAAGAACTACGATGACCCGAAGGGGAAGGAACTCGAGGAGTATCTGAAAAATCGCAAAATCAAGTTCGTGCCTATCGAGGACGTAATGCAAGTTAATCCGATATATGATACGTAACGAAATATCCGAATATCCGTACCAAGGAATAGTCAAGCGCACTATTTCAGGAAAGGGCGACGATGACGATACTGTTGTTGAGATATACAATGGTGTTATGGACGAAACGATGCAAACGGACGATGAAGGACGTTTATTGCAAACGTCATCCTACGTTATATCAATGCCTTTGACGCAAGATAGTGATGGCAATTATATCATACCAAGAAAAGGTGATACGGTGGAATTAGTACGTTATGGAGAAACGCTTTTGTTCACGGTAGATAATGCCGAACCGTCACAACTAATGGGAGTAAGTGTATATTGTACACGTAACAAGTGGAAATAGGCAACGATTATGGCAACAAAGACGAAAGTTAAGATTAACATAAGGAAATTGCGTGAGGATATGTTTAAGAAAGTTTCCAAAGCGCAAACAGACAGTCTTATTGCCTATGCCGAAAGCCAAATATCCCAAATGGGTGACCAATTGATTGAAAAGATGCGTGGCAAGCCGAGCGACCGAACGCATAACATGTTGAATAGCCTTGTATGGGCGGTTTATTATGACGGCAAAGAAGCAAAGCATGGCTACTACCGTAAGTCCGCTACAACGAAAGGAAAGGCTTTCTTGCATGAAGTGGGTGACAATCCGATACCAGTAAACGGACGCAATCTTGCAAAGCAATTCTTGGCGACGTATCAACCAAGGGAAACGAAAGGGTGGGAAATCGTTTGGGGCGTACTTGCACCGTATTACGCCTATTGGGAGCAAGGTCACGACAATATTTTCTACGGAAAGTTTGTAAAGTTTGACATGATGACCCAACGTTACGACCACATCAAGCAAGAACTTGGCTCTAAGGTAAACGTGACAATAGAAATAAAAGTACCGAAGTATTAAAAATAATAAGTGTAAGTAAAGATGATTAACGATTCTCGAATAGACATATACGACTATCTTTCTGGCTTGATGAAACAAGTTTCGGAAAACGTGTACGATATGGGCGAACCTACGGAAACAACGGAAAGTGACGTTGATGGCGGCTTTATCGTTATCCGTGTCGGCAAATTGAACGATGATTCGGAATTTTCTTGCGAAACTTATCTTTGGGCGCGTTGTTACGTTACCGCTTATGTTCCTAAAAAGACACGTGGACGGCTAAACAAAACGCTTTATAGGACATTTGAAAACGGTATCAACACCATTATCAAGACCGAGCAAAGCGAAAACCACGATGGACGGTATTTCATTGTTCCAGACACTACAATATCTATGGACGATGACGAAACCGCACAAAAGGGCAACCAATTCCACGTGTTCACCAAATCATTCATCGTAGGAACGGATTACGAACAAGAATAACAAAAAGAACAAGAAAAAAAGATTATAAAAACAAGTTAAACTAAATAAAGAAAGGAAAAAGATTATGGGAAAAACAACTGTTAAGGCAATTGCCCTCAAGTACGGTGATACCGCCGCCGCTTCTCCCGCAACCAAGTTGATGGGTGTTTTGAAAGGTCTTGCTATCGGTCAGGATGAACCCGAAAGCACCGAAATCGAGGCCGAGTTCTATGATTCGCCTTTCGACATCTTCTACGACGGCAACCCCGTTACGATGACGTTCGAATTGGCTAACTACGAACTTTCCGAACTGCCTGAACTCTTTGGCGGTACTTACGATGCGGAAACCAACACCTATGAGGGTGCAGCTAATGCTTTCACCAGCGAGCACTCTTGGGAATTGGAGTTCCAACGTGGTCACGCATCTTTGTACATCTACAAGGGTCTTACCATCGGTACTATCAAGAAGGATGCAGACGGAGCGTTGAACTATTCCGTAACCATTACGGCATTGGTTCACACCGACGAAAACGAAGTTGACCACATGTACAAGATTAAGGGTCGTGTAACCTATGTAGAGGTTGCAAATCCGACAGGAAACCCAAAAGAACAAGGGTATTACGAAAAGTCTGGTAATACATACGTATTGACAGAGGACACAACCGTTGAGTCGGGAAAGACCTACTACAGAAAAGCGTAGGTAACAATTTTGCTTTCGTAAACGTGGGGGTGCGTTAAGGGTTCATCCCTTATATGCACCCCTTGTTTATTTGAAAGCATACACACTACAACAAAAGCGTTTACGAAAACAACAAAGAATTTACGATTTACAAAGCATGAAAGATAATACGAATAAGGCACAAAGCGAACAATCGGAAAATGAATTACAAGATTTCCCAATTGATGTCAAGCGGACGTTGGTTGACATTATAAATGATTGCCCGTCACTTGTGCGTTTGGGAACAAAAGAATATAGGGTCGAAAACATGCGTTATTATTCGTTGTATCGCATTTGTAGGCTCGTCATGGATATGCATAAGGCTGACGAATCTTTGGACGATGATAACAAGATTATAACGGCTTTATGCACCGACCTTGATGCAATGAGTGAAATCGTCGGCATTGTGTTGTGCAACCATTTGTTTACACCAGACGGCAATAGGATAGAATCGTTCGAGCAGATACGCACAAAGAATGACTATTATATTAGTGTTATGAAAGGCGTTGTCATGCAAAGCACGTATGAACCTAACCAATGGGCGGCTATCATATTGGGGGCTATAAAGTCTATCGACCTATCGGGTTTTTTTTTACTCAAAAAATCGGTGAGTACGCTTACCAATTCGCTACTGACGAGGAAGAAGAAATCAGCGGAGACAGCATCACAATTTATGGAAGCACTATCCTTGCAGACGCAAGCGACTTCCTCAGAGCGTTCCCGCAATACCGATTAGACGATTATCTTTTCCGTCTTAGCATAGCCCAAATACAATTCATGGCGGTTGACAATACTCATACGAAATATTTGCACGGTCACGACAAAAAGGTTTGGACAAACTATAAAGAGGCTTTGGAATCGCAAAGGAAATTGGATAATTTCATGGCAGGGTTTGGCAAGTTTGATGACTTGAAAGAAGGCGAAGAAATCGAGATACCCGTTAGGCCGCAAAACAACAAAAAGATTATTGATAAGAAAGAAAACAAATAACTATATATATGGCTCAAAATGACGATGTTATAATTGTTGGTAGTCTTAGCGACAAGGAATTGCGTGATTCGATTGACAAACTTGTTGATTATGTCGGCAATAAGACTAACGATATGGCTGGCAAGTTCACAGAAGGTCTTGACAAGATGAAACTTGCCATGAAAGACTTTGCCGTTACGCAAAAGGTCAGTGTTGACTTGATGAAAGAGGCTTGGCGTAATATGTCAAGTTCCTTTGACGCTATGGTTTCCGCACAAAGTACCGCTACTGGTAGTACGCATGGTGGTGGTAAGCCACAATATCCCGATAATACCGTTGGTCACTTAGAGGAAACCATACGGCTTGAAGAAAAGCGTCGCAAGGAAATGCAACTTAATAGTGACGAATTGCGACAACAAAACAAGTTGCTTGAAGACCAAAAAAACAAGTTAAAAGAACAAACCACAAGCGAGCAAATAAAAATTCAAAAATTATTTGCTAAAGATTTTGGTGCGGCCAATGCTATGTCAACCAAGACGTTACAACAAGCCGAGGACAAATTGCAAAGACTTGTTCAAATACAAAGTACGTTCCGCAAGTCTGGGCTGATAGACGAAGCAAAAATGAATCGTTTACAATCCGCTATCGACAATGTGCGCACAAAGATTGAACGTCTTAAACAAACCGCTCCAAAGTCTATCCAAGATGTTCTTGGTATGGACGAAAATGGTGTTGATGCAATAGCTCGTAAGATGCGGGCGTTAAAAGCAGTTACTATTGACCCAAATAATGCACAGCAAGTAAAGTTGTTGGGTGACGAATACCAACGTCTTTCACGCTTGCAAAGCGAATTGTTAGGTCGTAATATACAACACACGAAATCTAACAACTATTTGGCGCAATCCTTTGGTTATATCCGTAACCGTATCGTCTATGCTCTTACGCTTGGTGCAATAACCAATTTTACTAAGCAAATCTATGAAATTCGTGGTCAATACGAATTGTTGGAACGTTCATTAGGTGTGTTAGTCAATTCTTTTGAGAAAGGTTCACAGATATTCCAAGAGTTGAATACGATGGCTATTGAATCACCGTTCACGCTTATGGAACTCGCTGGTGCGGCAAAACAACTTACAGCATATAACTTTGCGGCCAACGAGGTTGTTGACACCACACGTAGGCTTGCTGATATTAGCGCGGCTTTGGGTGTGCCAATGGAACGCTTGACTTATAACCTTGGTCAGATACGCGCACAAACTGTTCTTACTGCACGTGATGCTCGTGACTTTGCCAATGCAGGCCTACCTATCGTTAAGTCGCTTTCGGACTACTATACTGAGCTTGAAGGCAAGATTGTGAGCACTGGTGATGTGTACGACCGCATGAGCAAGAAAATGGTTTCCTATACCGATGTCATGTCGGTATTGAACAAGATGACAGACCAAGGTGGCAAGTTCTTTGAGTTCCAAGCAAAGCAAGCCGAAACGTTACGTGTGCAAATGGCTAATCTTACCCTCGCATATAACAATATGCTTAATGAAATGGGTGAGAATAATCAAACGTTGCTTTCGTTGCCAATACAAGGGTTAAAGGCATTGTTGCAAAATTGGTCTTCGGTTAATCGCGTCTTAAAGAACGTTATACTTTCGCTTGGCTTTTTGAGAGTTGCCCAAATGATTGCTATACGTAACAACATGGCGTGGGCAGCGTCTGCAGGACACGCAGCAAGAATGATGGGCTTTCTTGCGAACACAGTAAAAGGGTTTTTTGCATCAATAGTTGCAATAGCAAATCCTTGGACGGCGGTATTCTTGGGATTATTTGCCGTTACCGACCTTATAGGACAATTCCGTGCTGCACGTATTGAATTGGAAAAACTTAATGATGAAATACGCGAAAATGCTACCGAAGCGTCCAATTCTAATATTGATTGGTTGAACAATAAGGGCAACAAAGCAACACGCGAGGCGGCAAAAGAAGGAAAACTTTCCGCAGAGCAAGCCGCAAAAGCGTGGGAAAGTGTAGAACAACAACTTAACCAATCCGCATCGTCTGCAAACGCTTTAATCGGAGAACTTTGGCAAATAGACAACGTAAATGAACGTGTTGCCAAAGGATTTGACTATGTAGAAAGAATACAAAAGGCACAAGCCGCATTACAAGACTTACAAGAAGATACGATAGAACTCACCTCAGACAAGGGATGGTTGGGCATGTTTGGCGAAGGTTTGGTAAGTGACCTTAAAGATTATCAAGAGAGCCTTGATGGTTTCAAAGGTACGTACCAAGAATTACAAGATATTCTCTATACCGACAAAGGCACGAACAACGAAATCAAGATAAACTTTAAGGAATTTGAAAACGAACTTAACACGACCGCAGAAAGTATCAATAACTTTATTACCGCTCACGGCATTAAAGACCCATTGCAAATCAACGAAATACTTTCACGTGTAAGGGCGCAAATCAAAACACGTAACCCTGAAATCAAGGGTGAATTGGCTACGTTGTTTGACACGTCGTTAGACAAGCGTATGTCAGAACTTACCAACGGAGCAGTTGATAAAAATGCGTCTTTGTGGGCTATGTTCATGGAACGGCTAAAGCACAATTCAAGCGCAACGTTCCAAGACATTACAGATGAAATATACACCGAAAGCGGAAAGTTGACACGCGAGCAACAAAATGCTGTTGACAACAACTTGGAATATTTTAAAAACACTATGCCTTGGTATTACAATGCCGTCAAAGACATGGTGGATGATGCGAGCCGTTTGAAAATCCAAATCGGTATTGCTTTCAACGTACAGCAATTAACCGACTTTCAAAAGCAAGTACAAGAGCGTATCGGGAAAGCACCAAAGACACTTGATTTTGGTAATGATTCCATGTTGCCAACGCAAAACGACAACTTGCAAACATGGGTTAAGACACAACAAGGAGCTATCAAGGCTTTACAGGAGCAAAACAAGTTGTATGCCAGAGATAGTTCCAAATGGTCAAAAGACCAAATCAAGGCTAACGATAAGGAAATACAACAACGCAAGAACTTGCTCGACCTCTTTAATCAATCTTACGAAAAAGAGAAAAAGACTAAGGGCAAGACAAGCGCGGATTACGTTGCAGAAGCAATAAAGCAGGAATTGTCTATCATCAAGGAAATGCGCAGTAACTATGACAAGTTACGCAAGGCAGGTGTAAGCGATACCGATGCACTTAAACTTTCCGCGCAAGGGTACGAATTGACGCTTGAACGTGTCAACAACGTATTGCAAAAGTTTGGCATTAGCAAGTTCAACGCAAGTGACTTTGCTGGTAAGAACGTTAGACAATTGCTTGATAGCCTTACAAAGCAACGTGACACGCTTATTGCAAGCGGTAAGGTAAAGACATCAAGCCTAAAGGATTTGGACGTGGAAATCCAAAAACTTACGGTTGATGCTAAGACCTATGACATGAAAAAGATTACAGACGGCTTGAATAGCGAACTTGGAAAGTTGAAAGACGAATACGAGTTGGCGGTTGAGTTGGACGCTAACCCAGAGTTAGGCAGTATCTTTGCAGACTACATGGGAATTGACTTGAACGAGATTCCTAAGAACGCAGAAGAAGCCGTAAAGAAAGCACAGCAGTATATTGACAAGATTCTGAGAGAAAACAAGTCTAAAGAAAAGATAGACATTGCTTCATTGATGGGTAAAGACGCTTTTGACAAATGGATAAAGTCAAGTGGTCATAGCATGGAAGATGACATTGTCAAGGTTGTAGACAACTATAGGCAAGCATTGCATAAAATGCAAGTTGATGAAAGCAAGAAGCAAATGCAAGAATGGGCACAGCTTCTTGAAAAGTATTCTGAGTACGAATATAAGGTTACACAGATACAGAAAGATGCTGAACGTGAGCGTGAAATTGCAAGAAAGAAAGGTGCATCACAAGAGATTCTTGACGCAATAGACGAACGCGAACGTCAGGAGTTGGCAAAATTATCTTTTGAGGAATTTCAAAAGTCACCAGAATGGATTGTTGCTACTGGCGACTTGGCTAACATGTCAAAGTCTGCTATTGGTATGCTTATAGAACAACTTGAAAAGTATAAGCGCTCTGCAAAGAATCTTTCTCCAAAACAAATAAAGCAACTAAACACTGCTCTTAGTAAACTATACAAAGAACAGCGCAAGAACAATCCGTTCAAGGCTATTTCAAATATGCTTGATGAAGCCAATGAACGCATGGCAACGTTTGATGAGGATATTGAAAAGACGCAAAAAGAAATTGATAACCTTACAAATAAGAAAAAAGAAAGTATTGCCGAAGGTATTGCTGACGATGAAACCGACAACAAGTTAAAGAAAGCAATCAAGCGTCTAAAAGAGCTGAAAAAGGCTCGTGAGGAAACTGGTAAAGTAGACGCATCTTCGTGGGTTTCATCAATTAACGAAACTATAGGTGCTGTACAATCCGCAATTGGTGTGTTTGACGATTTGGCAAAGGCAATCGGCGGAGTTGACAACAGTGATTTGGATAAGGTATTCTCAGTTGTTGACAAGGCAGGACAGGGTGCTGCTATTGGCGCACAAATTGGAGGCGGATGGGGCGCGTTAATAGGTGGTGTGGCAGGTGCAGCAACTGGACTTATTTCCATATTTGCAGGTGCTGCAAACGAAAGAATAACGGATAAGGTAGAGGAATCCGAGCGTGCCGTAAAACGTCTTGAACTTGCATACATCGACCTTGAACATGCAGTCAACGAGGCATACGGAATGGCTACCATCGGTGCAAACATGGCTGCAAAGGCTAATAAGGAACTACAACTTGTAGAACTTAAACGCCAACTTGCCCTTGAACGTTCTCGTGACTCAAAGAACCGTGACGAGGATAAGATAATTGACTTGCAGAAGCAAATCAAGGAACTTGAATACGACATAGCAGACGCAGTTGACAGCATCGTTAATGACCTACTTGGTATATCAAGTGTTGGCGACGCAATGGAGAATATGATGGATGCTTTCATTGATGCGTTACGTAGCGGCGAGGATGCTATGGCGACATTTGACGAGAATGTTGACGAGATGATTGCAAACATGGTCAAGAAGATGTTTACAACCAAGATTCTACAGCCTTGGTTTGAAGAGCAATGGAACAAGATACAGGAGCAGATAAACCAACGCGCAGGCGACATTCCTGACAAACTTGCAGAAATACAGTCCAAGACAAGTATCGCAAAGAATGCCGACACAACGAACAACGATTCTCTTGTAGAAGCATTGCGGGCATTGGGAATGTCCGACGACCAAATAGGCCTCCTAAACTGGTATAACGAATTTGGTCAATACGATTACGGTGAAGGAAGAAATGCAAGACTGAAAGCCGCTTACGAGAAGATGTTAAAGGAGGCAGAGCAGAAAGAGATTGGGATTCAAAAAGAATTAACGACTGCAACAATGCCGACAACCGACGACATAAGGCAGTACGCAGAACTGCTTAGAAGCGGACAACCTATTATGGAGGAAAATATGCAAGAGGTCGCCAACTTCCTAAGAGAACTTGGTCTGATGAAAGATGACGCAAGCAAGAACTTGTCGGCATTACAACAAGGCATTCAGGGAATTACCGAAGACACTGCAGGTGCGTTAGAAGCATACATGAACGGCGTAAGCCAACAAGTCTACCTCCAAAGCGATATTCTTACGCAAATACGTGATACTATCCTTGGATTTGAACTTGACGCACAAGTGGCTACGTTGTCGCAAATGCTTTTGCAATTACAACAATCGTATGTGGTGCAACAAAACATCGAGAACCTATTGCAAAACGTCATCAATCCAAGCGGACGTGCATTTATGGTTGAATTGGTAAGTTAAACAAAAAAAAGAGAAAATTGATATGGAAAAAGAAATGTTTTCTTTCTATAAGAACGCACTTAGTGGGGCAATAACGACCCCGCTTTGTGCGAACTATACACAAGAATGGCGAGGTTGCAACGATGATAAGGCAAAACTAATGAAACTTGTCATGCGCCAACAATCGTTGCCGTACTTTATAACACATTGTTATCAAGGCAAAGGACTAAGCAAGGAATACATCTTGAAAGCCTTTTGGGATTACGTGAACATGAACACCGAAAAGGCCATTATCAATGACGCTGACTTAGTGCAAGATTACACATATGCGCTTTACGTTGCGTTTAAGGGCATTTTTAAAGCCGCTGTTGACGTTTTGGCCTTTATGTGGTGTAGTAATACCCACATGACAATTCAAGCGTCTAAATGCCCTGTTTTGTACGTTGGTGCAAAATCCACAATTCATATCACGTGTGACGGGTATAATTGCCCAAAGATTTACTTGTTTGACGAAAGCAAAGTGATACTTGATGACGTTGACGAGGATAGCAGTATTATCATTTACAAATATTCAGATAATGCTAAAGTGGAAATCGGAAAATATTGTCTTGGTGATGTAAAAACATTCAATAAGGAACTTAGATTATAGGAAACAAAGATTATGGCACAAGATTTAAGAAACAAATATTTCGTAAAGAACACCGAAAACGGTACTTTTTCGGACGTTACGACATTGTTTGACGGTGTACGTGTGTTAAAAGTTGACGGTTTTCTTTCCAAGGGAAAGCCCGTGAACATCTATACTGCACAATGGATAAACGAGCAAGAAGAGGATTTCTTGATAACCACCGAACGCGAAAACGCTCCAGTAGTTATCCGTGAAAACGTTGACTTGGAAATAACGTTCATCGTGCATAGCAAGTATGCCAACAACCACAATATTGACGTTATGACACAACACAACGCTTTTGTTGACTATATGACGAATAGTGACGTGTGGGTGAAATCCGCTTACGTAAACAACCGTTACGTGCATTGTGTGTGCTTGAAAGAATACAAGCCTACGACAGTAAAACTACAACGTGGAAACGCATCGTGGGTGATGGGTACTTTGACGTTACACACTCTTGATGCGCCGACGCAATAAAAGATATGATTACGTTTTTCATGCTAAAATAGACAAAGGAAAGAAACTTTGTTGTTGAAGTTAAGAAAGGCCGCAGTCCGTGAGGATAGCGACCTTTCCTTTTAAGCAACACATCTGTGAAAGTTTTCGCTCTTATATCGTCTTTACAAAGATTTTCTTGTACCAAGGCAAGTTGTTGTACCAATCAATTTGTGCCTTGCAAGCGCAAATTTCGTCGTGCAAATCCTTGTTTTTTTGTGACGTAGCAGCGATTTGTTCACGTGCGGTTGAAAGCACATCGTCTTTGTCGGCAAGTTTCTTTGAAAGTTCGGCATTGAGTTCGTTGACCTTTTCAACGTCCTTGATAGCAGCACCTCTTTGTTTGGTCATGTCATCAAGTGCTTTTTCAAGCGTGTCGATACGCAAGGCTTTCTTTTCATTCAATTCGTCTGCTTCCTTTCCGTATGCCTTTGCATTGTCAAGTTCAACGTGCAAGCTGGAAACTTCGTCCTGTGCCTCTTTCTTGCACTTTTCAATGTCTTTACGGTAACGGTCATTAGCCGTCTTGTAGCCAGCAATTTGACGTTTCATTGAAATAATCTCGCGACCCATCTCATCGTTGTCTTTCTTTAGAACGTCGATGGTCTTTTGAATGTCTTGTTCTTTTTTCATAATTACGTAATTTTTTTGTTTGTGAATAATAAAATATTTTTGTTTATAAACAATTTAGAAATCTGGTTCATTGTAAGAGTACAAATCTGGCGTTCCAGTGGAATGTAATAGGCTTTCCTTAACCATCTTACGCTCTTGTTTCACCGCCGACCTTGGATAACTTGCAATATTGATAGTCTGGCCTATGAACGAATATCCTTCAACCAACGTATCTTTTTCGATAGCATAAGGGAAAGCCTCACCTTTCACCGTCACCAGCATGCCATCATTGAAGAACTTGTTGATGTAGTTCCGTAGTCCGTTCTTAAAGATGACTTTCCACGAAAGGTATTTATCATCCACAACGTCACCGTTTGGTTTCTTATAGCCTTTGCGAAATTCGTCAATAAAAACGAGAACCGCATCTGGGAGATACTTAATGGTGTTTACAAAGCCAGTAACTTGAATATCTGCCATATCTTTTTAATCCGCTTTATTTTTGATTATCTATTTCCATAACTGTTAGAATACAGTAGTTGGCAATATCAATCAAGTTATCTCGCATACTTTCATCAACATTCATCTTTTCACCCTTAACCATTTTTTTGATACGGTTAAGTTTATCGTTGATACGCGCAACGGCAGGTATGAAACCAAACTCTTTTATCGTATCACAAAAACTATTTCCATAGTCGCTATTTTTCTTTTCATACGTTTCGCGCATTTCCAAAAGGATTTCGCTAAACTTGTCAACATTACTGCTTTCCATTTTTATTTTCTTTTTCGTATTCCATCAATATTCCGACAATAGCACGTGCAAGGTCGTATTGTGATTTCCCTTGCGGCAATCTATCCCAATTATGACAAAGCCAATCCGCAAGTTTATCCATGCCGCCTAACTTTGACAACGACACATCTTGAATGTCACTCGCTTTTAGACAAAGAAAACAATCATTAAGATATTTACCGTTTGCATAAGATTTTCCATAAATGTGTTTCGTAACTACCCAAACACCCTCGTCCAAGTCTTTTTCCAAGCACATCGACACTGGCTTGTAGTAAGTCTTTTTCCCGTACACGTGCTTACGGTAAAGGACGTTATCAAATGGAGGTTCGGGGTCTTTATAAACCTCGTACCTACCATTTTCGTTCTTTGTGTAAAGCGTCGGGGGCTTGTGGAAACCTAACGTCTTATTTTCGTGTTCCATGCTTACGCGCATTTTTGTTTTTCTTTCCGTTAGCGTCTTTGTTTAGCATATTCTTCAACTTGCTAAGATTTTCTTTAATACGACGTGTAGCACAATCAGTATATTCGTCGCAAGCCAAACACACTTTACTGTTTGGGTCGAAAGAGGACGGCGCGGCGGCATGTTTTTCTGCTTTTTCTTTGTTTTCATTTTCACGACGCTTGCGTTCTACAATCTCTTTACTTGCTTCAATCATGATGTCGGCCAAGATATTTGCTAAGTCTTGCGAAAGTTTATCACCTACTGACAAAACATGAAGAATACCGTTAAAAAGCGAATTTGCAAGTTTCCGTTCCTCTGGCTTTGCACCGTGCTTGATACCATTAACGATGACATATGCAAAACCGTTAGCAATATCACGTGGATTACCAGCGAACGCTACATTACCACCGTCACCGTAGGAATGGATAGCAAACAATGATTCTTTGTCACCACATGCGTCAATGGCTTTAGAAACCAATCCCGCAACATTTGTCTTTTCTTTCATAAACGTTATATTTAAAATAATTATTAAATTGAAATTCGTTGCAAAGATAGCAACTCATTTTGAATATTCAAACTTTTGCGCTAATTTTTAATTATTTTTAAGTATTTAAAATCCTAAAACGGAGCATCATCATCCGTAGCCATACCGAAAGGCAAATCATTATTCATGCCGTACCCAACATTTGCCGTATTAGCCATTTGCGGGGCTTGTGGCGGCATTTCTTGTGCTGGTTGGTATTGTTGCCCACCAAAAGATATTTCGCTTTGTGTAGGCGGCAATTCCCAACCATATTGCACATTTTCATCTATCGTATTCTTGAAACGTCTGCTTTCGATTTCATATTGCATACCTACCATAAGGTCAACGATTCCGTACATTCTATTTTTGGCAACTTCAATTACATTACCAAAACCGCGATAATGATTTATTTCTCCTTCACCGAAAAACTCTGCACCTGCCCTAAAAAAGTCATTATTCACACGATGTATGATAAACACATTATCAACGGCATTCGTAAGGTCGCTTGTACCACTAATATCATTCTTACGCAAAAACGACATCACTTTACGGGGATGCGCTACCAATATGATATGCACTTTGTTCTTTTTGGCAAATTCCTTGATTTGCAATATTAGTTCCTTTTGCTTGTTATTCTTGTCACCCTCCAACAAATCAATATTCAACGAAAACAAGTTGTCAAGAACAAACACCTTGACACCAGCTTTCAACAATTCTTGCATATCGTGGAATATTTGCTCCCATGTATTCCCGTATTCGTTATTATACAAGAAAAACTTTCCATTTAGCCATTGGTCTATTCGTTCTGCTATATTGTTCGGCACATAATATTTACCATCACCATACGTCGATTGCCTTAGATTATTCTTTCCAGCGGCAACCATTTGCAGCCACGTCTTTAAAATATCTGGTCGCAATTCACCCGACCACAAAGCACATGGAACACCTTGCTGAATGATATTCAAAATCAACGTATTCAACCAAGATGACTTACCAGACGAATTACTACCAGAAAGCAGTGAAACCTCAGACATGTTCAATTGTACAATAGAACGGTCGAGTTCGGTAAATCCAGTCTTGACACCCTCTAATTGCGTCAGGTCAATCTTTTGTATATCAGACAATGAAAGCCACTTTTCCCCTAATTCTGGTAACACGTCCTTTATTTCATATTTCGGCTTTTGTTGATATTGTCTTTGTTGGTACGGTGGCATTGGTTGATACACGGGTTTATCGTAAGCATTTGGTTCGTATTTTAACCGAACATCATGCCACGTCTTACCCTTGCAATGAGAATGAGTGCAATTAAATGTGATTTTCCCGTCACCGTCAACGAACAATGCGCTATCCCATTTCTTTTTGTCGCTATGCGTATCTACCCAAGGGCAATATTCCAATTCATAAAGTGTAGAATCGCCACTCTTTTTCTCGCGGTACACTATTCCATGTTCGCGTAACCATGACGGCAAATCAAAGGGCGCACTATTATAGATAGGACGATGGCGGTTTGGCAATGGCTTTGGTTCTTCCTTTGGCAATAAGTCCGCTATCTTTTGGAACAAAGCGACATCGTTAGCCTTGATATTCTTTGGCACATAAACCAACTTAGACATACGCCAAGGTCTTTCTGGAATGTTCGCGCCTTTCTTTGCCATTGTGCCATACAACTTGCAAATACGGCCTGCGTTAAATACCTTTTCGTCAATATCTACCTTATCATCGGAATACATCTTAGACAATGACTGCAAGAAACGCTTAATAGTTTCAGTGTTGTCATCGTTGTTAGGGCAATCCTCGATAAAGTATTGCAAATGCCAACCGTTGCCGCTTACCGCAATAACGGGGTCATTGAAACCTTGCTCACGCAAATACTTGAAAACCGTTTGTGCTTTCTTGTGTGCAAGTTCAAATTCCGCTTCGCTTGCGTTCACACCAGTAGCACGTACTGGGTCAAAGTCAATCAATACGGTCTTACGGCGCACTACATCGGTATCTGTGGTGGTTGTCTTTGGTGACTTGACCATCTTTTCGCATTGTTGCCGTCCGTAGCAATCGGCATTGATTTCGTTCAACGTGAAATAGATTTGCTCGTTATCCATTTCCGCATACGGCTCTATTTCCTTGATAAGATTATCCAATGACTTGAAATAGCCGCTATATTGGAACTTACCAAGTATGCGCACCTCAACCATATTGCCGTCACCGACAAATACGCGCCACCATTCTTTTATTGTTTCGACATCTAACATAACTCGCTATTAAAACAATGATAATTGTGTATGTTTTTGCTCTTTGCCGATGATGAAGTCGCAGATGAAGTTGCGGGCATAGTCGGGCGAAATGAGCGAGCGTTCCTCATTGCATACGCCTGGCATGTGGTTCGGTTCGATTTGGCAGATGTTCCTTCCTTTCTTTCGAGGTTGTAACGATTTGCCGTGCGTTGGTTCGCAGTTGATGAACCAAT